TGGTCGGTGGAGTACAACAGACCAATGTTTAAGATTGTTAAGACAGCAGATGTACCGTCTGACAGACAGTTCCGTAATGCGTGGAGGTTAGCAGCATGAGTACGATTAAGGTAGATAACCTACAGACTACAGGTGGCGCTGGTCTTTATCCTGCACGGGCTTGGGCCACCTTTAACGGTCAAGGTACTGTTTCCATAAATGTAAGTGCAGGCGTATCTTCCATTACCGATAATGGGACGGGTATATATACTCTTAACTTGAGCAATAGTACAACTACAGCATATCAGGTGATATGTGGCAGCGCATCAGGTGTGGTCAATGTATCGTATAACGGAGCTGCGGTAGGTAGGAACAAAGAACTTTCAAACGCTACTTCTAATGTGCCGTGTTATTTAGCCAGAAACGCTGGATCAAGCACCGGGCCAGCCTACGACAGCCCAGAAGCTCATGTAGTTATTGTGGCGTGACAAGAAACGTATCGGTTATAGGAAAACAAAATGACACAAACACTCATTAAAATAGGCGCAACATCTTATGACGCCGCAGACTATGAAGTACCAGCAGAGCGCACATTCCGTGGTGCTTGGGAAGCTAATGCTGATACTGGTGTCATCTCTGTAGACATGGCAGCAGCCAAGGACATCTGGCGTGACAAGCTACGTCAAGCTCGTATTGAGCCATTGGCTGCACTAGACACAGCCTACATGAAGGCGCTTGAGACAGGCGCTGACACGACACAGATCATCTCTGACAAGCAAGCCTTGCGTGATGCACCTTCACTAGCAAGCATTGACGCAGCTACTACTCCTGCTGAACTCAAAGCAATCCAGCCCATCCCTAACGTAACGGTGGAATGATATGCCTAGTGTAATTAGAGGTGATGACAACTTTGATAGTGGTGTTGAATTTACACCTAGTACAACACAGGATGATGTTGGCACTTATGCCTTCTTAGTAAAAAATGGTTCTGGTTCTATAAATTGGGGTACTACATACGCAGGTTCAACTCTAGTGGCGGGTTCTGTAGATGCCCCAAACGGCTACATTTATAACACTCTGGTTTATGGTAACTCTGGCCTGGTCCGATCAGGTACTTGGCGATGTATGGGACAATCGACAACCCTCAACACTACAGGAACCGTCTTCGTAAGGATTTCATAAGTGAAAATAGAAGCTCAACTTACAGAGGTATTCTCCGTACCTATCATGTTGGTAGATACAGACTACGGTATATCTAAATCTGAGATGGAGTACATCTTGGGCTCAGAGTATGACCCAAACAGCGGCGGGAACCTTACCTCTACGGACAGGTTCATATTGAATAACCAAGAGTTGTCAGGGTTAAAGGAGTTTGTTGACACTGCTATAGATGTGTACGCTAAAGACCTCCTAAAGTGGGTTCCTGAGAATAACTTGTATATAACGCAAAGTTGGGTGAACAAGAACGCTAAAGACACACAGCACAGTCCTCACACACATCCTAACAGTTTTGTTAGTGGTGTCTTTTACCTTACAGATAACCCAGCCCCAACAGTGTTCTCTCAAAGGGTAAACCATATGTTCCCGTTAGACATGCCCTGTGTGGCGGAAAATGAGTACAATCAAAGGTTTCGTAAGTATCAGATTAACCCTGAGAGAAAGGGCCAAATGATATTGTTCCCTTCTTCAGTCGAGCATTTTGTACCCTCCAATCCTTCCAGTAACGAGAGAATGACACTTAGCTTTAATACTTGGGCTAAAGGTTCCGCAGGAACTGTTCAGAACATTACTTACTTAGACTTACCGTAGGGAGAAAGAGATGCAATACAGAAACGCACGATATGTATCAGAAACAGTTATAGACTGTGAGATTCACCATGAAAAGTATGGTTGGATTCCTTACACTTTAGCTCCAGACGATACAGACCGAACAATAGATAATGACATCCTTCTCTCCGCTATGACAGTTAATGGAGATGTCGCACCTTACATTCCTCCCACTCAAGAAGAGTTAGACATCATAGCTGCTAAGAATGTGCGAAGTGACAGGGATTTCCGGCTGAATTACGAAGTGGACCCAGTAGTTACTAACCCCTTGTTATGGGATGAGTTGACATTAGAAAAGCAAGAGGAGTGGAGACAATATAGGTTGGCCCTAAAAGATATTCCACAACAGTCTGGCTTCCCTTATAGTGTAACTTGGCCGACTAAGCCTGAATGATAGTCTATCAAATCTCCTTATACGGATCGGCATATGATGCAAGAGGTAAGTCATGGCCTCAAGTAGTGTCTGAGACTAATTGTAAGCCCTCTACAGTGTGGGAAGACCCAATCCATAAGCGACCATTGCTTACAGGTGAGTTTGGGTGCTCAGTGAGCCACCTACGGGTATGGGAGAAGATAGCCAAAAGTGGTTTAAACGGTATCATCCTTGAGGAGGACGCTGTTTACGATGAGATCAACCCAGATCAAGTAGATTGGCTGCTTAGTGACTACGACAGCGTTTGGTTAGGATACCGCTGGAACGATATGGGCTATTGGTACAACTGCCACGCCTACGCAATAACTCCAGACACAGCAAAGCTGCTGATAGAAGACTTTAAGGACCAGATCATCCCGGTTGATGAGTGGGTTCCCCTGAAGCTAAAAGACAAGAGAAATTACTTCTACCCGAAAGAGGTTGTTACTCAAATCCCACGGTCAACCCGACCTAGTACCATAGAGGATACAGAAGTTATGAAACCCGACACATTACACCTCCTTACTGTCGCTACAGACGATAGTAAGATGTGGGCATTAAAGCAGTCTGCTTACAGATTTGGAGCTAAGGTGACTAACCTTGGCGAAGGCTCTGATTGGTACGATCCTATGGAGGGTCACGCTGGTATGCCTAAGCTAAAGATGGTCAGAGAAGCCCTGCTAGACTTACCAGAAGATGATGTCGTCCTGTTCATGGATGGGTATGACACCTTCTTGGTTAAGACACCAGAGGAGATACTGGAGCGGTTCTTAGGCTTCAACGTAGACATCTTGTTTGGTGCAGAGGACAACTTCTGGCCCCCTAAGCAAGACCTGCAAGATCAGTTCGATAGCAAATTCCCACGGGAGCATTACAAGTACCTCAACAGTGGTCAATACATTGGACGGGCTGGTGCGTTAAGAAACTTCTTCTCACGGGCAGGTTGGCTGTATGACATGAACACCGAAGGGTTGGACGACCAACAGTATTGTCAAGCTGAATTACTGGTAACAACACTTAAGGTAGCACTGGATCACGAAGCGTACATCTTCCAGAATGATGACCAAAGTGTTACTAAGTTAGGTGATGAGTTACTTGGTCCCATCTGCGCTCCCTGTACCTATCATGGTAACGGTGGAGAACAAGCTAAGGTCTGGTTTGACCAGTTAGCCAATCAGTTTAACTACTACAAACCAGTGGCGTCAGCACCTATCTTGTCGCTGTCTTATAACGAGGTAGCGGATGAAATTCTAGTCACTGAGCTTCTTACGGAGAGTGAGTGTAAAGACCTTATCCGCAGGTCTGATGAGCTTGGTTCTTGGTCTAGTATGGAGGGTGACAAGTTCCCAGCACAAGAGATCAGGCTCAAGCAGCTAGGTCTTTGGAAAGATTACCAGAAGCTCTGGGAAGACAAGTTAGCTAAGATATGCGAGAAGCACTGGAAGCCCCTACAGTACATGGGTTTGCGTGATGCCTTCACTATGCGCTACGCTATGGACACTCAGACATCTCTTGGGCTTCACACTGACGCATCTCTGGTTACAGGGAGTGTTAAGCTGAACGATGACTACGAAGGTGCTACTCTCTACTTCCCCCGACAAAAGTTTACCAACCTAGATGTACCTGTTGGAAGCTGCATTTTGTTCCCTGCACAAGTAACACATGGACACTATGTCGATGAGCTACAGTCTGGGGTTAAGTATTCCCTTACTATGTGGACATCCCGTTATGAGGGTGACGAGAACTAGGAGCATTAGATGTTTGGAACCAGCCCTTTTGCAGCCGCCACCTTCGCTGGTGCTGGTAGCGAAAACTACGAACTAACAGCTGGTGCCATAACTACTGGTGCTGCGATTGTACCTGTTAACTCTATGTCTGAGGAAGAGACGCTAGGTGGCTTGTTTGTCACGGCGGGG